CCCTTCAAAGTATGATAGGGAGGACGAATAATGAAATTAGGGCTTAACTTGGAAGAACTTAAACAATCCTACATAAACGGCATAAATAAACTCAAAGAAGATGAGTATCTTGGAGATGACGGCTTGCCTTATTGTAAGAAGTGTAAAACGGCACGATATTGCAATATAAACAACGAATGGGCTATGTGGTCTCAATGCGAATGTATGAGAGCCGAAAACGAAAAAAGAGAGCAAGAAGAAAAGGCTCGTAGAAGGCTACAAGAATTTAATGAGAGAAAAAAACTTTCACTTCTTGGAGAAAGATACAAAAATGTAATGTTTCAAGATGCCATTATCACAAAGTCAAATGCAAAGGCTTATCAAAAATGTAAAACTTATGTAGAAAAAAGCAAAGAAGTTTTTGCAAACAATATAGGGCTTTACATTTATGGAGACAACTCCTCCGGAAAAACTCATTTAACGGCTTGTATGTGTAATGAGTTGGTGTGGAAGGGATATAGGTGTGTTTACACAAATTTTGCCACAATCCTCAATGAGTTATTAGGGAAAAATCCGGGAGATAGCGTTTTATTATCAAGGCTACAATATTTTGATTTTGTCTTTATTGATGACCTTGGCAAAGAGTTTATAGGAAGGGAATACAATCCTTCTTCGGTAAAATGGGCAGAAGGTAAACTTTTTGAAATACTTAATGCAAGATATAATGCGCTAAAACCTACAATCTTTTCTTCAAATTATTCTATTGGAGAATTGGCAAGTGTTTTAGGTTTTGATAAAGGAATTGTAGAACGTATCAATGAAATGGCTACAAGAACTATCAAACTTGAAGGAGATGACTTCCGTGAATTAGCCTTAAAAGAAAAAAGTGAGTTGGCAAAACAACTTGGTATTTAGGAGGGGTTATGCAAGATTATACACAATTTAGTTTGCTTGATTATCTCTCTGATGATGACCCTATGAAGATTGCTCTTGCACCTAAAAAGGCAAACGATTGGAAATGGACTATGAAAGACGATTATCCAAAAGAGAAAAATGGATTAAAAGTCTTTTCGTGTTTCGCTTGCGGGGGGGGGTCAACAATGGGCTATAAACTTGCAGGGTGTGAAGTCCTTGGGTGTTGCGAGATAGACCCAAGAATGAATAAGACTTATGTATTAAACCACAAGCCAAAATATAACTACTTAATGGATATAAGAGAGTTTAACAAACTTGATGACCTCCCAGAAGAGTTATATAACTTGGATATATTAGACGGAAGTCCACCTTGCTCAACATTCTCTCTTGCCGGGCAAAGAGAAGATGCTTGGGGCGTAGAAAAAGTATTTAGAGAAGGACAAGCCAAGCAAACACTTGATGATTTATTGTTTGTGTTTGTAGATACGGTAGGAAAATTAAAGCCAAAGGTTGCGATTATGGAGAATGTAGAAGGATTGATACTTGGTAGTGCTATCAACTATGTAAAAGAAGTATATCGTAGATTTAGGGAAATAGGCTACACGGTAAGGCTTGAACTTCTCAAAGGCGAAACTATGGGGATACCTCAAACAAGACATAGAGTGTTTTTCATTGCTACACGTCTTAACTTTGACCTTCGTAAGATAGACTTAAACTTTTTCTATGAGAAAGTGCCTTATGGGGTAATTAAAGAAGGCGAAACAAGAAAATTTGGTGGTAGGTTTTATGAGATTGCAAAGCAAGCGGCTCCGGGAGACAAGAGCATTGCCGACACAAGACAAAGGCTTGGAGAAAAAGGAAGTGCCTTCCAAACTTATTATTTGAGAGATGACGAAGTAATGATGACGGTTAGAAGTAAGCCAGATATTATTGATATGTCAAAAGTAGAATATGTTAGTTGGCAATCTATAAGGAACTCTCAAACCTTTCCGCAAGACTATGATTTTAGCCCTAATAACACCTCTAATGTTTGCTATATATGTGGAATGAGTGTGCCTCCGGTAATGATGAAGAGAGTTGTAGAAAGAATTATAGAAAGTAAAATTTTTGAAGTTAAGGAGTGATTATGGAGATATATCTTTATTACATAGTTAAAATTCAAGCCGCCACCATAAGGCTGTTTGAAGCGCAAGATGAAGATTACCCGGATTATAGGGTAGTTAGGGCGAATGAAAAAAGCATTGAAAAGTGGCTTGATAAGATAACAAAAGACCAAGAGCAAAGAAGAAAAATCCTTGAAATAATTGAGAATGAAAATTGGAATGTTAAAGACGGAACATTTAAGCCTATTTGCGACAAATTAAGAGGTTTAGGCTATACGATTATAGAAGGCAAGCCACCGAAGGAGAAGAAATAAATGTCAAAGTGTAAAGGTTGTGGAGAAGAAATAGTCTGGATAAAGACTATAAATGGAAAGAATATGCCTTGCAATGCCGAGAAAACAACGGTTATTACCGAGAAGGGCGAAACAATAACCGGGCATATTCCTCATTGGGCTACTTGCCCTTGCTATAAAAACTTCAAGAAAAGTGGTCAAGTAGAAAGGAGAAGTTATGAAAGTAAAAACTAAAACAAGTTATTTTTTAACCGAAGAAGAAGGTAAGCAATTAAGAGATAAAATTCAAAAGGAAAATATCTCTTTAAGGGGATTAGCGAAAAGGCTTTGTGTGTCGGCTGCTTATTTATGCGATATTCTAAATAGCAAAAGAGGTTTTACAAAATACCTATGGTATGAGTTCGTTAAGTTGGGGTTAGAGAGAGTAGACGGAGATGAAACAATTACCTATGACGGAATTATAAGAATTGTTTGGAATAATAAAGCGAAGGAAATTATTTTATCTGCCCAAGGCACACCAGATGACAAATACATAAGCCTTAACGATTGCTTGAAGGAGATAGGATATATAGGATATCAAAAATGCCTCAAGAAGAAGATGAGCCCTATCGTTCTTGTTTTCTTTGAAACTTTTACAAGTGGAGAGATTTATAACTATGGCAACTATGGGAACTTTTGGACGGAGTATGGCAATACAAGGGGGTTTGCGTGATGAGTGAGGTGGTTAGAAAGGTGAGAGGTCTTGCGATAGAATGCAAGGAAAATTACGATAAAGAAGAATGGCTTGAAAAATTTATCTATGCCGTTTGTAAGCAAATTATAGAGCCTTTGCAAGAGCAAGTAAAAAATTTAGTTTGGTATAAAATGTGGCATAAAAAATTCAAGAAAGAAATAGAAGATTTAACTCTTGAATTAGAAACATATAGACCGACTAAATTACACGGTAATGGGCAATGCAAGTGTTCTAATTGTGGTAATGTTAGTTGGACGGATTTTGGATTTTCAAGATATAAAGGTCAAACTCTTTGTGATGAGTGCTTAAAAGAAGTTATGCAAAAGGAAGCCAAAAAGGAAAAAGAACTACAAGCCGAAGTAGATAAGTGTTGGCGAGAAGTTGGCAAAATGTGTATGGAAGAGCGCAAGCAAGTAGCAACAGAGATTTTGAAGTTTACCGAAGAGCATTCTATTGGTGCAGGTGTAATACTAAAAACCTTTATCAAAGAGGAATATGGGGTAGAGTTATGAAGAGAATATTTTTTAGAAAGCCTCTTATTCCAAGAATAAAAAATAGTTGGTATAAGGAAATGGTTGAAGGTTGTAAAAAGTATAAAGAAGCGAATTGCAAGAACGTTAATGGTGGGTGGAACTGCTCCTCTTGTCCTTTTAGCGTAAAACCATACTGCTTATTAAACATATTAGAAAACGAATTTGGAGAAGAAAAATGAAAAATAATTATCAATTAAAAATTTTACCTCAATATTTTGAGGAAGTAGTCAACGGAAACAAAAAAAGCGAATTAAGATTTAACGATAGGGATTTTAAGGTGGGGGATATATATGACCTTCGTGAGTATAATCCTACAAGGAAAAGATACACCGGAAGGGCAATTACAATTAGAATTACCTACGTCTTAAAAGGGTTTGATGCTCTCAAAGAAGGTTGGTGTATGTTTTCTTTTGAGAGAAAAGAGGATTGTATGCCAAACTTGGTAGCGCCTAACTATGAAGCCGAATACCACCGTTGTGTAGGAACTATGGCAAGAATACATAACGAAAGAGAAGAGAATAAGTCTGCTATACTTGCACTTACAAAACTTGTAGCCGAACAAAGTCAAAAGATTGCAAGCCTTGAACAAGAAAAGGAAGATGAATATTGGAGAAGGAGGGATAACAAATGAAAAAGAAAAAGATAGATATCCTTGACTTTCTCCCGGAAGAAGGAATGAAAGCCTTTGACAAACTTGGATATGAATTCCTTGCTGCTAATGGTTATAACGTGGAAGGTGCAATAGAATCCGAAAAAAGAAGGTTTGAAATTAAGAAGGAACTTGAAAAGAATGGAGAGGCTCTCTTTTATCGTGGGGCGGTAGACAAGGAAACTCAAAACATTCTTGTGTGGTATGAACTCAAAGCCAAAGACGGAACTATTAAGAGGAGTAATGGTATAAAGTTTATGCCAAGAAAGGTTGAGGAGGGGAAAGATGAAGAACGAAGAAAAAGCCCTTGAAGAAAAATGCCTAATCATCAAACAAGACCTCCGTCAACTTCGTAAGTTGTCGCATAGTATTGAAGCCTATCTTGAAATGGAGAAGAGACACAAGGCAAGACTTGAACTCTTAAAGACTATACCAAAGCAAGAGGTTGACCTTCTTGAAATCAACAAGATAGAAAAGATACTTAAAAGTATAAACGTCAAGAAACATATTGAGCAAGCCTCAAGCCTTGAAGAGAAGTATATGAGAGCCATTGACAAGTTAGACCCTCTTGACAAGACCATAATCCTTGAAGGATACATAAATGGAAAGGCTTATTGGAAACTTGGTAAAGAGATAGGGTATTCCACTACCGGGATACAAAACCGAATCAATGTAATCATAAGGCAAATAGCAAAGAATTTATAATACAAAACTACTTTGGAAAAGTCTGTTGTCCAAAGTAGTTTTTTTTATGCAATAATTTATAGTGAAGAGGAGTAGAAGGGCAATTAGGCTTGCTCCCTTCGTGGTTTTCACCACTCCTCTTCAACAACTTAATATAGCAGAGTAGAGAAGAAGTAATCTCGCCACCCTCATCAAGGTGGAGAACGGTGGTGCAAACCCACCCTCTGCAACCAAACCCACTTGCCTTCTTATGGGATAAGAGAGAAAGAGAAGGCTATTCTTTGTGTGAATGGCAAAGACAATAGATATCTTATTTGCCGAAGATATTTATTTGTAGGGATTTAGATGAGTAGGGGCAAAGAAACGCTCATCATCAATTTAAGGGAGCAGCCAAGAGGTAAAGGCACAAGGTTTTGACCCTTGCACTCAAATGTTCAAATCATTTCTCCCTTGCCAAATACGAAACAAGGAGGTGTTATTATGGCGAAAGGTCAAAAGTATAATGACGATATCAAAGAAAAAGCCTATGCTTTATTGGCAGTCAATAATAACGTCTCTTTTGTTGCCGAGAAGTTAGGACTTCCAAGGACTACTGTGAAGAGTTGGAAGGAAGCCTATGACAAGAAGGCAAAAGAAAGTGGCGAAGAAACGATTGCCGAACTTCGCCAAAAAAAGAAAGAGGAGTTTGTAGAAGATGCTTGGGGCTTAATTGGAAAGATACAAACTCTTTTGGAAAGAAGGCTAAATAGGGCAATAGAGAGTGAGAATGTCATTGACGAACTTTTGAATGAAATTCTACAACTTGATTATAAAGATTTGACCACACCACAAAGACAAGCCCTTTACAAAAAGATATCTACCATAAAGGTGGAGAGCGTGAAGGAGTTGGCTACGGTGCTTGGAACTCTCTATGACAAACAAGCGCTTGCAAACAATGAAGCAACGCAAAGAGTGGAAGGAACTCTTGAATTTAAGAAGTTTGAGGACTACTAATGATAAGAGTTGCCGACATTATCGCAAAGCGAAAAAGGATATGGGAAGAGAAACACGATTTAGAGTTAGATAGGGAACTTGTAAGGGCTTCGGTTAGAAAAATCCTATCTGACATAAACCTTGTAAATGAAATAAGGGCAAAGCCGTATCTTCTCATAGAGGTAGCCTTCTACATAGTAGACAAGAAAAAGAAGAGTGTGCCATTCTTCCTCAACGAAGTGCAAAGAGACTTTATCTCCAAGTATGAGGAATGGGGAACTAAAAAGGCATACTTCATCTTGAAGGGAAGGCAACAAGGCTTTACAAGTCTTATAACGGCTATGCAATTATCTTTTGCAATCGTCCAAAAGAACTTCTCCGGATTTACTCTTGCAGATAGTGGAGATAACACAAGAGCAATCTTCAACGATAAAGCAAGAACAGTCTACACAAGACTCCCGGAAGAATTAAAGCCTACGGAAAAGTTTAACTCCGTCAATGAGTTATTCTTTGATAAACTCAACTCATCTTGGCGTATAGCAACTGCAACCGACCAAGTAGGACGTTCAAGAACACTAAACTTTGTTCACTTCTCCGAAGTAGCATTTTACGAGTGTAGCCTTGCAAACCTACAAAAAGGTATAGGTGAAGCAATGACCGAAGATGCTTTTAGAGTTTACGAGACTACGGCTAACGGATTTAATGAGGCAAAAGATTTATGGGATTCAAATACTTGCTATAACCTCTTCTATGAATGGTGGAGGACTTCGGAGTATCGTAGTAATGAGTATGAGTATCTTGAAACTAATGACCCTTGGCTATTAGAGAGAATAGAAGTCTTAAAATCCAAAGGATTAGACAAGGAGCAAATAACTTGGTATTGCAAGAAGTATGACTCATATCTTGACAAAAACACGATAAAACAAGAATATCCTATAACCCCGGAAGAAGCCTTTATTTCAAGTGGAGACTGTGTATTCAATAAGGAAGCATTAGTCAATCAAATAATCCATTGTCAAGCCTTGCAACCCCTTAAAAAAGGTTATTTTACCTACAAGAAGATTGCCAACCCTATAAAGGATAGCAAAGGGGAAACGGTAGATATAGAGTGGCAAATAAAAGATATAGAGTTTGAAGAAAGAGTAGACGGATATATCACAATCCACGAAGAGCCAAGAGTGAAGTATGACAATGATGAAAAGATAATCATAGCAAAATGTCCTTATGTCCTTGGTGGAGATACTGCCGGAACGGGAATTGACTACTTTACCGGGAAGATGATTGATAATACTAATGGAAGAACGGTAGCCACATTACGAAAACAAAAGATAGATGAAGATTTGTATGGAGAGCAAATGTTATGTCTTGCCAAGTATTACAATGATGCTCTCATAGGAATTGAAACGAATTATAGTAGACACCCTATAAGAGTTATTCAAAAGTATGGCTATACAAACCTTTATTTGAGAGAAAGAGTTGATGAAGTATCCAAGAAAGTAGAAAGGGTATATGGCTTTGAAACCACACGAAAGACAAAGCCTATAATCATAGGAGAACTTGTTGAACTTATGAGAGACCCTTCCATTGAGGTGGATACCGAAACACTCAAAGAGATGACCACTTTTGTAAAGAAAGACAATGGGAAAATGGAGGCAATAGAAGGCGCTCACGACGATTTAGTTATGGCAAAAGCAATAGCGCACTTTGTATCAAGTCAACAAACCACACAATGGATTGAAGAAAAGCCTCAAGATGATGACTTCATTACAAGAAACTTTGCAAGTAGTGAAAACGATAATAGCAACTTTATGAGTTGGGAGGATTTTTAATGAAAGAGTTTTTCAAAAAATTACTTATATTCCGTAGGTTAAAGAAAGTAGAAGAAGAAAATGCTCTCTTGAGGCAAGAAGTAAAAGAGTTAAAAGAAGAGTTGAACAAACGAACTATCTCTCAAAAGACTATGCAACAAGATAATGAGCCTGTTTCTACCTCTCAAATATTAAGTGAGTGGCTAAACGGAGAGGAGGGTGCAAATGGATAATACAACCGAAAGAGAAACTACAACCTTATGGGAAGATTATCAAAATGGTTTAACCTATCAGCAAAATAGTGGGCTTGCCAAAAACCTTCCTACCTTCGTAAACTTCTACGAAGGAAAACAATGGGCTGCACCAACCAAAAACACTAAAAACCTACCTCGTCCGGTAGTGAATATAGTCAAGATGATATGTAGGAGTAAAAAGAGTGCAATCCTTTCTACTCCGGTAAAAATCATTTATAAAGCCGAAAACGAAAGTGCAGACGTAGAGAAGTTTAACAACTTTGCTGCTTATATCCAAAAAGAAATAGGGCAAGAAGCACTTGACAAGAAGGCTATTGATGACGGTGTTAAGAAAGGCTCTTACTTCTACCACTACTATTGGGATAGTGAAGCCAAGGGGAAAGACGGAAGTCAACCCGGTGGAGTTAGGTGTGAGATTATAGACCCGTTGAGTATATTCTTCTCAAATCCTACCGAACTTGACGAACAAAAGCAAAAATGGATATTGATTGCATCTCGTGAAGATATCAAATCGGTTAGAGCGAAGTGTGATAAGGGTGTAGACCCGGATACCATTGTAGCAGATGAGAGTAATAGCAAGTATGGAACGATAGAGCAAGAAGGCAATGAACTTTGCACAGTCCTTACAAGATACTTCCGTCAAAATGGAGAGGTGTATTGGGAAAAGGCTACAAGAACAACGATTATAAACAAGCCTACTCCTCTTGCTCCGGATATTCAAGCAATCTCCAAAGAGTATGGATTTGAAGAAGATGCTCCAAACAACTCTTTACCAGACAATCACGAAACTCAACCTCTTACTACCGATAACACAAAAGCATACCTTTATCCTATCGTAGTAGGAAACTATGAGATTAGAGAAAAGTCTATTTATGGGCTTGGGGAAGTAGAAGGTATTATACCTAACCAAAAATCAATCAACTTTAACCTTGCAATGTCTTTGCTTAATGCACAAGAGATTGCTTGGGGTAAATACATAGTTGACCCTAATGCACTTAAAGGGCAAGTGATAAACAATGAGCCGGGTCAAGTGCTTATTGATTATTCTCAAACCGGTAATGGTATTAGGAAGATGACGGAACAAGTAATCCAAAGCCAACCTTTGCAACTTGTAGACACCTTAACACAACTCACAAGAGTAGTGACGGGAGCAAGTGAGGTAATGACCGGGGAAACACTTGGAGCAGGTATGAGTGGTGCAGCAATAGCACAACTTCAATCACAAGCACAACAACCGATAGAAGAATTAAAAGACACCTTCTGGCTTGTTAAAGAGAAACAAGGTAAGGTGTTAGCACAATTCTTCAAACTCTACTACAAGGAAAAGGAATTTACCTATGAGTCGGTAGAGCCAAAATTAGATGAATTAGGTAAACCTATTTTAGATGACTTTGGTCAACCACAAGAGGAAGAAGTAGAGTTGACGGATATCTTCAATAGTGCCGATTATCAAGGAGTTGATTTTGAAGTAGTTGTAGAGGCTACGGCTGGAACAAAGTCAAGTGCTGCCGGAGATATCAATGCTCTTGACGTATTACTTGCCAAAGGTTTGATATCAATGAAAACCTACTTGAAGGCATATCCAAAAGATGCACTTTCTAACAAGACGGAAATCCTCAAAGGAATTGAGGAAGATGAGAAGAGCCAAGTAGCACAACTCACTCAAAGGCTAAAACAAGCCGAAGAGCAGTTAACACAAAGCACTCAAATTATTCAACAACAAAAAGAGACCGTAGACAAGGTAGTAGCCGTTATTCAAGAGAATAACAAACTTAAATCTTTGGTAGCAAATATGTATACCGAGGCAAAGACAAAGATTGAACAAAGCAATGCTCAAATCAACCTTGGAAATCAAAAAATAATGGAAACAACCAAAGATGCTACGGACTTTGCACAATACATAGCCCAAAATATGGGAGGTAATCAAAATGTTATGCCCTAAATGTAAAACTGCAACAACGATTAAGAGACAAGGAAATCTTAAAATCCGTGTGTGTAGAAACAAGAATTGTCCTAATTATGGGAAAGAGGTCAAAGAGACCAAACAATCTAAATAGTTATTAGGCTTTGTCCTATGCTATACAAAATCTTACGCAAGGAACGCGAAAAAATCCAAAGGAGAAAATTTTATGCCAAATGAAGAACTCAACACAGCGCAAACAAATGAGGAGGGAGTAATCCCACAAGAGAGTGGAAACGCTGACACTACTCTAACCCCGGAGACAAGCAATGAAGTGAAGTTTACGGATACTTCTAACGAAGGTCAAACACCTCAAAAAGAAGAGCCAAAACCTAACACAAAAGAGCAAAACTCCGAAAATGCTCGCCGTAGACGTGAGGCAGAACGTCAAAGAGAATTACAAAAGGCGAGAGAAGATGCCATTATTGAGACCCTTGGTGGCAAAAACCCTTACACCAACGAAGAGATGAAAGACTCTACGGACGTGCAAGAGTATTTGACTATGAAGGAAATTGAGAAAAATGGTGGAGACCCCTTGGCTGACTTCTCAAAATTTCATAAAGCAAAGGAAAAGGAAAGAATTGCCGAAGAGACAAAAAGAACGCAAGAAGCGGAGTGGTTTGCAAAAGACCGTGAGGACTTTGCTACCAAACACCCGGAAGTGAATATTGATACTCTTATTAGCAATAAGCAATTCCAACTTTATGCAAGTGGGAAAGTAGGGAAAATGCCTATGACGGAAATCTATGAAGGATTTGCCGGGATTGTTGCCGAATACGAAAAGAAATCAAAAGAAATGGCAAAACAAACCCTTGCAAATGCGAAGGCTTCCCCGGGTGCTTTATCAAGCCCTAATGCAACCGATAATGGATTTTTTACGAGAGAGCAAGTTCAAAAGATGACCGAAAAGGAAGTCCACGAGAACTATGACAAGATTAGGGCAAGTATGCGTAAATGGTAAAAAATAAAATTATAGGAGGATAAAAACTATGGCATACGCTAACTTTATTCCTTCGGTTTGGAACGAAGGTATTAACAGAGAATTAGAAAGACTTTGTGTATTCGTAGAAGATTGCAATACGAAATACGAAGGCGAAGTAAAGAAGAAAGGTGAATCCGTCACTATTCTTGGTGTAGGCAAACCTACTATCACAAGAATTGCAAAGGCAGATAGAAACCAAAACCTTAATGACCCGGAAGAAATTGAAGATACTTCCGTTATTATGTATATCAACCAAATTGCTACCTTCAACTATATGGTTGGAGACATTGACAAAGCACAAGGTGCAGGTGGCATTATGGAAGCCCTTGAAGAAGAAACTTCGGAAGGCTTGGCAAATGAGGTTGATAAATACATTGCAGGATTTGCCGTTGATAGTTCGGTTAAACCTCTTAACGCTTCTGCCGTTAAGGTAGTAGCAAAAGAGACTGAAACTTCCGGAGAAAAGTATATCCTTGACCTTATTGATGATGCAATCCAAGTATTGCAAGAAAATGACGTTAAGGAAACTACCAAGGTAGTTATGACCGTTTCTCCTCGTTTCTACAAACTCTTCAAAAAGGCTTACAAGTTTGAAGATACGAACAATAGCAAAATCCTTAAAAATGGCAAGGTCGGTATGTATGGTAATGTTGTTGTTAAATTGTCTAACAACGTCCACAAGACCAGCAATGGCACGGTAGACAACATTATGATTAGAACTCAAAGGGCAGTAGCATTCGCTAAACCTTTGACTCACACCGAGGCATATCGTCCGGAGAAGAAATTTGCCGATGCTGTAAAAGGCTACATTTTATTTGATGCAAAGGTTGTAAGACCAAAAGAAATCATCAATATCAATGTAAAATACGCTTAATAGGAGGATAGAGTAATATGAATATCACTATGAGAAATGAAATTGTTAAGGCTGAACTTTCTGCCTTAACCGCTAACACCGCAAAGGCTATTGAATGGAAGGAAAATGACAACAAGATGATTCTTGTTGTGCAAAATAGTGGCTCGGCTGCAACCACTCTTACCGTTAAAGCCGGTAATGGTATTCAAGGTGTAGCAGACCTTACCTTAACCGTTCCCGTGGGTGTAAACCTTGTTAAACTTGAAAGTGGAAGATTTAAGAATGTTTCCGGAGAAAACAAGGGTAAAATCGTGGTTGTATCTCCCGGCACTCCAAGTGTTGGCGTTGTTGCAATCGTTTAATATTTAATAAAAAAGCCTATCTATGATTAGGTAGGCTTTTATATGCAATTAAAAGTAAATCGGTGGTGCAATTCCACCAAATTGCGAAGGAGAGATTATGAAATTAGGGGATATCAAAATAGAAGCATTAAAAATAATGTTTGTCAATTACAACACCGACTTAACGATTGATGAACTTGATAATGCTATGCAAGATGAAAACTATGGTAGTTATCTTGTGAATATGCCGGGTGCTATAAATAGGTGTTTTTCGGTGCTTGAAGAAAGACGTGTCCTTCCTGTTAAGTCTTTCACTCTTTCTCCCTCACAAGGGCTTGCAAGTGGCTCATTTATTCGTTTTAACCTTGAAGAGGTTATAGAGGACTACTTTGACATTGATAGGCTTGTTTGTGAAAGAGAAGGAAACTATGACGGTAATGCAGATTTTAGAATGGAAGGAAGTATCCTTGTGTTGCCATTGATAGATGATGAAGTATATACGGTTATATATTATCCTTCTATCCAAAGAATAACCTCCGAAACCGACAATGAGATTGAGTTGCAAATTCCTAATAAGATTGCGGCACATATCCCTTACTTTATCAAAGGAGACCTTTATAGAGATGATGAGCCGGACGAAGCAAACGAATCAAGGAATTGGTTTGAGGCTGCTATTCAATCTATTCTTGACTCAAGGCAAGCACACTCTGGAAGGGTAGAAACTAAATTTTCACAAACGGAGATATAAGATGAGAGCAAGTTCACACATTCAACTTAAAGAAAGAAAACAACTAACCTTGGAAGGGTTTAAGGGTGTTGACTTTTCAAGTTCTCCGTTGAGAGTAAGGACTAATAGAGCCTCTAATATGAGAAACTTCATCAATGAGTATGGAGTAAATAAGAAAAGGAATGGCTGGAATGAGTTATTTCGTATAGAGGACTCTAATGGTAATGCTCAACCTATCAATGGCATTTTTCAATATGTAAGAGGAGAAAGAAAGGATTTACTCGTCCACGCTGGAAAGAGGATATATAGGGTAGATGAAAGCAATGGTGTTTATTCCTACACCGATATCACTTTATCTTCAACCTATGCTCCGGCAAAGGTAGATACAAGCCTTCTTACAAGCGAAAGAAGTCAAGCCTTCTTCAATAAAGGAAGGTGCTACATTATAGGGTGTGGAGATTATCTTGTTTATGGCACTTGGGATAATGGTGCAACCTATGAATTAAGAAGAGTTGCTAATGACGTAGACACCTACATACCTACAACAACAATCTCTATTGATGACGATTCGGTAGATGATGACACAAGAGGAAGTCTTGATGATATTAACCTTCTTTCTTCAAAGAGAAAAAATCAACTCTTGGGAAGTAGTGAGGCAAACAAGACTTGGACTTTGGATAGTGGAAGTATTGACTCTAATACCAAAGTTTTAATAACTCTTGAAACCATAGAAGGCGAAGGGGAAAATGTAGAGTTTGTAGCCTATCAAATTGAAAATGATAGCACTAATTACAACAAACTTTATAAAGTCCAAAAGAATGGCGAAGATATCACAAAAGAGGAATGTGGTAGTGTAAACTATTCAACCGGGCAAATAACCTTAACAATAGCAACCACTCCACAAGCCGAAGGAAGAGATAACATTGTTATAACTTTTGAATGCTCGGTGGGTGGATATGCTAACCGAATTATGGATTGCAAGTTTGGAATACTCTTTGGTGTAAGCGGTAATACGGATAGGTTGTTTTTGAGTGGTAATAAAAACTACCCTAACATTGACTTCCACTCGGAAATGGACGATTATACATATTTTGGAGACCTAAACACGGCTTCAATGGGTAGTGATAGTGTAGCCGTGAATGGCTTTGCAAGATTAAGTGATAGCACACTTGTAATCTACAAAGAAGAGAATAGCCAAGAGGCAAGCATCTTTTATAGAACAGGCTCTTATCAAGAATATTATGACTCACAAGGCAATCTTGAAAATATCCGTGGCATATTCCCAACCTCTGCCGGAAGTATAGGCGAAGGTGTAATAAGTAGATATGCTTGTGTAAACTTCGGTGGAGATAACATTATCCTATCAAGAAATGGTGTATTTGGTATTGTCCTTGCTGACAATGTAGCAACTACGGAAAGATATACAAGAGAAAGAAGTAGGTCAATCAATGAGAAGTTAAGACTTCACAAAGATTTATCCGAAGCCGTAGGCATTGTATACAAGAGTAGATATTACTTGTCGGTTGGTGACGTTTGCTATATAGCAGACTCAAGGTATAAATACACAAGTGAAGATGATATTGACGGCTCGTATAACTATGAGTGGTGGTATTGGACTAATATCCCGGTTAGAGTGTGGGCTATCTTGGATAATCAATTATGCTTTGGAACAAAGGACGGTCAAATATGTGTGTTTGATGATGCCTACTCCGATAGAACACACCAAACAAGCAAAACCGGGGATTTGTCTCTTGATATAACAAACAACGGTATATCCTACAACTCAAACATTAAGGTAGACCTTGCCGAAAACGATATTATAAAACTTTCTACAAGTGGTATATATGCGCTTGATTTGAAAGAGTTTGTAGTAGATAACAACAAGATTTATGTGAGTGCAGACGATATCATAAATGTTATTGAAGGAACGGAAGTCTATATTGACAATGTAGGTAGTAGTGGATTGAGTATAAACACTAAATATTACTATGCCGAAGTAGACAAAGGTGCTTGTTGCTTGAGGCTTATGAACGAAGAAGGAAACCTTGTAGATATTGCAAGTGGTGGTTTTAGAGTTTGTAAGCACATTTCAAATAAAGAGTTGTTTTTATCAAACATAACCGATACTTCTTTTCAATTAAAAGAGTATAAGAGTGGGGAAGTGCTTGTCTTGACTAACTATAACAATCATATTCCTACTTCTTTGATTGCAAGAGTGACGCACAAGGAAAATGTAGTAGCAGAATGGTATACCCCTATATTTGACCTTGGCACAAATGAGTCAAGTAAAACACTCTTAAAGATGACAATCTCAACGGAGCCGGAAGTAAATGGTAAATTGTCGTTTGGGTATGAAACAAGAAGTGTGAACAAATTGATAAATGCAAAGGGAATTAACGTATTCTCTTTTGATAATTTCTCTTTTGAAAACTTCTCTTTTGAGACCGGCTTTGCTAATAGTTATTCGGTTAAGTGCAAAGAAAGAAACTTTAACTTCATTATCTTCCGTTTTATCTCGGATAATGATAGTGATTGCATTGTAAACACCTTCACGGTGTTATACAAGATAAATAAACAAAACAAAGGAGTGAAATAGTATGGCAAGAATAAATAAAGTAAGTAGCGAAACAAAATCGGCTATACGAAGAAAATCGGCTTATACTTTGCCAAACAACCCTACGGACTCCGGCTATAAGGCAGATGATATAAGGAAGGCTTTTTGGCAACCTATTGTAGATATATCACAAAGTGCAGTAGCCGAAGTAGACCGTGTAGTAGATGAAGTAAATGAGATTTTAGAGCCTACTTCTTCCGGGTATGACACAATCACGGGAATATTTGGGGAATACTACCATTCGTCAAAAGGTTTTATCTATTCCAAAGATAGCAACTCCTTCATTCTAAAAGAGTTTGAAGGGGAAGAAACGGATATAGAGATACCAAGTGCAGTCTTATATCAAGGTGTTGCATATCCTATAAGCAAGATTTTAAGTGGTGCATTTACAAAAATCTCTACAATCAAACTTCCGTATTTGATTACTATTGAGAGTGGTGCTTTTGCAACGGGAACAAGTTTTAGTGTTCCAAAAGAAAACTTGGCTACATATCAAACAACTTTGAGTGGTTATGTGGTAAGTGGTTATAACACTATTCAAAACAATGCTAATGATATTGCAAGTCTCAAATCCGGGAAGTTAGATAAGGATACTTCAACAAATACAAAGTATAGGGCTTATGTTGTTAGTCCTTCCGGTGCAAACATAAGAAAAGAACTAACACAAAGTGGTGTAGAGGGTCAAATCCCTATGTATCGTTCAAACGGTAGAATGGGTGTAGGCAATCCAAGTGAAGATGATGATGCTATACCTAAAAAACTCTTTGATGAGACCACGGCTAAACACGGTGCAACTATTGTCTTTAATATAGACCCTACCACTCATATTATTACACTTGGGCTTGTAAACGAAAAGGGCAAATTGCTTGATACAAAATCCATTGACCTTCCTCTTGAAAGTATGATTATAGGTGCAACCTACGAAGAAGGCAACGTCTATTTAGAGGTGCAAGGTCAAGAAGAGCCTCTTGTGGTAGATATCTCCGACCTTGTGAGTGGGCTTGTAAATGAGCAAACCTTCAATGAAGAAATTACAAGACTTGACAAGAGGGCTGACGGAATCAATACCACAGTAGTGGCATTAGAGCAATATGTAAATCTTTCTGGTGTGTTTGGCTTTGGTGCTTTCTATGCAGAAGAGGCAGATAAGGCTCGTAATTATGCTGGTGGTGGAAATATTGATAGGAAGTTTAAGAGCCTTGATAAAGAGGTAGGAACGGACTTGCAAGTGTCTCTAAATGACAATTATGTATTATCCATAGAACTCAAAAACAAAAAAGGTCAATCGGTTAGCAAACAAACGGTGGACTTCCCTATTGAAGGCTTAATTACAAATGCTACATATAAAGATAAAGTCTTGACTTTAACACTCCAAAATGGAAACAAAGTCAATGTAGATATATCGGATATTATAAGTGGGCTTGTGCCTGACTCAAGGAAGGTAAATGGTAAAGCCCTCTCAACCGATATCACACTTACGGCAAATGACGTAGGGGCTTATGGGAAGAATGAAACTTATTCCCAAACGGAAGCCGACACAAAGATGACGGCAACCAAAAACGAACTCCAAAAGAATATTGATGCTAAAAACTTTGCAGGGTATTCAATGGAGAGCGAAAAAACATACGATTGTGTCAAGGGTGGTGCGCTTGATAGAAGGCTCAAAAAAATAGAACAAGCACTTAATAACAATTCATAGGAGGATTAAAAAATGTTATTAGAAAAAGCAAAAATCTATGGTGTTGACGGTGTAGGGAAGTCGAGTCCTTCTCTTACAAGAACGGATAGCGCCGAAGGTCTAACCTTTACGGTTGGAGCAAGTGAAATCAAAAGTGATTTTGATAAGTGCTACCCTTGGTGTGAAATGCAAGAGGTGGTAGATGAACACGATAATGTGTTTATCAAAATTCCTAAATTCTACTCTAAAATTACAAAGAATGCTGACGGAACATTCAAGCATCAAATCTCCGGTTTTAGATTTGACGGATTTTCTACCTTGTTTGTAGACGGGAAGGGTAATGAAATTGACTATGTGCTTGTAGGTAAATATGAAGCAAGTGGCTCATCTTCACAAGCATTCTCAAAGAGTGGTCAAACTTGTCTTGTAAGTATCACACTTCCTAATATGAGGAAGGCTTGTGCTGCGAATGGCGAAGGCTATCAACAATATGACTTCTTGATTGATGCAATCATCAAAGAGTTGTTTATGATTGAATTTGCAACTACTAACTCTCAATCTATTATGCAAGGTTGGACTAATGGTAGCAATACAGCCGCACTTATTACCGGGCATACCGACAATGTTAAAACGGCAAGTGGCTCTTGGAATACTAACCACACGGAAGATTGTGCAACGTGCAACTCTGACGGCTTACACGCTTGCAAGTATAGAGGCATTGAAAACCCTTGGGGCAATGTATGGAAATGGTGTGACGGAATTACTTTCTCCAAAGAAAAGATTTATGTTTGCACTGACCCTACAAAGTATGTTAGCGAAAGTCAAGCACAACCTTATAACTATGTAGGAGATAGAAAAACGGGAGAAGGATATCTTAAAACCATTGAATACTTTGATAGATTCCCTCTTCTTGGATTTGCCAAAGAAACGGGTGCAAGTTCAAGCACTCATTATAGTGATTACTATTACTATAACGAAAATGGCACTGTGCTGTCTGTCGGTGGGTTTTGGAACGCTGGTGCTTATGCCGGTCTTTGGTATTGGTCTGGGTACTACTCTGCTTCTCTTGCTTACGCTCGCATTGGCGGTCGCCTTTGCTATAAACCTCTTTAAGAGAGGGATAAAAAGGGAGACACTTCTCCCTTTGGTATAAATCAAAACAAATTATAGGGTCTTGTGTGCAGCCTGTGCTGAATGTCGGTGGGAATTGGAACGCTGGTGCTAATGCCGGTCTTTGGAATTGGAATGGGAACAACACTGCTTCTAATGCTAACGCTAACATTGGCGGTCGCATTTTAATCGTAAATATATTGTATGTAGCACACATATCCCTTGGCTCTTGCCAAAAAACACTTCGCAAAGAGGACGGTTTAGTAGGTCATTGACTCGAAACACCGTGAGAAGATTAAAAGGATTATTATGAGAAGAGTTGGTTATTTATATGAAAAAATGTGCGATATTGCTTTGATAAAATATGCCATTCACAAAGCCGCACAAGGGAAAACTCAAAAACACTTTATTGCGAAAGTCCTTGATAACATTGATGAGTATGCCTTGAAAATCCAAGATATGCTCGTCAATGACAAGGTTGTGTTAAGCCCTAATAGACAAATTGAAATATATGACCGTTCTTGCTCTAAAACACGATTGATAACCGTGCCAAAATTCTATCCAGACCAAATATTGCATTGGGTTTTAATGCTTGTATTAGAGCCTATTATGGCAAAAGGTATGTATAGATACACTTGTGGGAGTGTTCCTACAAGAGGAGGAATGGAGGCTAAAAAGTTTGTTGAGAGAGCCTTGAAAGACACGAAGGTAAAATATGTAGCCAAATTGGATATATCAAAATTTTTCAATACGGTTAAACCTAAATATTTATTACCTATGTTTGAAAGGAAAATCAAAGATAAAAAGGTTATTGCGTTGATAGACAAAATCTTAACGAATGGTGGAGATTGCTTGCCTATTGGTTATTACACTTCACAATGGTTTTCAAACTTCTTCTTGGAAGGGTTTGACCATTATGTGAAAGAAACTCTTGGTATCAAATACTATGTTAGGTATGTAGACGATATGGTGTTGCTTGATACTAATAAAAGAAAATTGCGAAAGGCAATAGCCCTTATGGGCGAATACCTAAATAGCATAGGGCTTTGTTTGAAAGATAACTCACAAATATGGAAGGTGCATAGTAGACCTATTGACTTTGTTGGTTTTCGTTTTTACAAAGAGAAAGTGTTATTAAGGAAGAAAATCTTTTTTCGGTTATGCCGAAGAGTGAGGAGAGTGCGTAAGGCTGGCTACATAACATTGCAACAAGCACGTGGTTTATTATCTTTACTTGGTTGGCTAACTCATATTAACGGTTGGAAATTCTACAAGGAGAAAATCTACAAATATGCTCCAAAGTGGAAATTAAAACAAATTGTAAGTAATTACGCCAAAAAATTAACGGAGGTATTAAAAAATGGCAAAAGTATTCAGCAAACAAAAATGGTTGGAGTCTGCTAACAAGCAAGTGGAAGAAGGGTATCTTTCTCAAAAGGAAGTAGATGATGCTCTTGAATTATGGGTAAATGACCTTGACGGCAAGACAAAAGAAGAAGTAGAAGCAAGTGGTATGAGTATTGCTCGTGATGAGTGGTTTGTATGATAGAAATCACACTTGAAAATATATGCCAAGTTTGTGGGAAGAAAGGCTGTAAAGAGCCTTGCAAGAAGTGGTATGACCTCTTTGAAGGAAAGCCCGTGGACTTTGGCTTTGTAGAAGAAGGAGAGAAAAAATGAAACACTCAAAATTAAAAATATTTTTAGCCTTGCTAATCGGTTTGATTGTCGGTGTGCTTGGTGCTTGTGGGGTATATTTTGCAACCGTGGGAGACGTTGCTTGGGAAGTATACATAAAAGAGATGATTGTGCCTAATGTAGTTTTAGCCTTGACTACTATTATTGCATTGTGGGTAGCCGCATCTCCTATCATTAAAAAGGTTTTATCTGCCCTTGGATTATTCAATCAAGCAACAAATGATATCAATAAGACCGTAGAGAGCGAAGAGCAAAACAAAAACAATCTTGCAACAATGCAACAAAATATCCAAGAAGGCTTTACTCAAATATGCAAAGATATTAGGGCAGAGTTTAAGGAACACAAAGAGACAGTCCAAAGAATTGATAAAGCCACTACTAACACCGAAGAAATCACAAGGATAGGTTTTGGCAATATGGACGAACTTGTGAACAAGGGATATGCTGCCGAAATTGCAAAGGTAGGTGTGGAAGATGAACGTGAAGAAGATGAAGCGTAGGCTTGTCCTACTTCAAATTGGAAGTTTTTTCGTGTCTATTGCTCCCTTGATTATCGTCTTGATTATAAATTGGGGAGAGTATACTAAAACTCCCGGAGAAACAATCAAACTTTGTATTGGTGGAATTATGGCTTTATTCTTCATTTTCTTGAAGGTTATAGGCAAATTAAAGATGCCAAGAAGAATTGTGTTGTTCGGAGTAGTTTTTATTATGGCATACTTATTACAAGCAATAATGGACGATATGATTTTGTTAAGTGGTATGGCTTTACTTGGAGAGTTTATTGACTTGGTATGTTTTCAAGGGTTTATTAAAAAACTCAAAGAAAATATCCTTATTGGCAAAACTGCAAATGCCACTACCGACCAAGTAGAACAAGTTATTAAAAAGTATATCGGCAATGGGAGGGTATAATGAACGAAAAAATCAAAGATTTTTTTAGGCAAAATATAGGATATTTTGTTGTAGGATTTATCTCTATTGTTTATATTGCTACGGCATTTATAACAATAGATGAAACCGGGAAATCAGTCTCCCAAATAATTGCAGACGGTGTAATTGCTTTTCTCTTGGGTGTGTTCATCAATAGAGTGTTTGACCTACAAGGTATGATGAATGGCGAAAGAGAGGAAAAGGTCATAGCCACAAAAGACCTACACGGAGAAATGGTTATGAAGATATCTCCAAGCATTGAGAAGTTAGATGATTGGTGCGAAGAGGAGAATAGGAAAAACTACAAAGTGCAAAGGACTAAAATCCTTGCAAGAGTTGGATTGAAGTATGAGGATTGCTTTGATGAAAACGGAGTAGCCAAGCCTTATAAAGTAGACCAAAGCCGAATGAATGACAAATACCTTCGCAAGCAAGAGATTAAAAGGCTTGCCTTTTACAATAAGGCAGTCAACTTGAAACTTACCGCTTTGAGTGCAGGAGAACTCACAAGCGAAGGTGGAAAGCAACAAGACCCTTACTATTTTGGTAGAACAAAGGCTCAATACGAAGCAAGTCAATCCATTATGGATATCATTAGCAAAATAGGTATAGCCGTGATTATAGGTTATTACGGAGTAGGGCTTATTGAAGAATTTAGTTATGCTACATTGATTTGGAATACCTTGCAAGTAGGTTTATTCCTTGTAATGGGTGTAATAAAAATGTATCAAGCCTACACGTTCATCACGGACGAATTTAGGGGAAGAATTATTAAAAAAATAGACAA